AATGTCCATATTCTCCATGAGTTTATATTTCGTTGCCTGTTGTTTCTTTTCTTTTTGAATTCTGCGAATAAAGGCAAAGTAAATAATTTGAGTATAATAGGCAAAGGGATTAGATGATTTTGTGGGATCAAATTTTGCAACAGCAGTTAGGCAATTTTCAATGCCGTCTGAAACCATATCATCTCTAAATGTGTAATTGATAAAATTAGATTTATAAGATAAGTGTGTTGCAATTTTAATAAAACATTCACCTATGTATCGAGGTACTCGAGTCGGTTCCTCTCCTACAGCTTTGGCTTTGTCTAATGATTCTTTATATTCTATAAGAGCAGCAAGAAACTGTTTGTTGTTTACATAATGAGCAGGGGCCTTAATGGAGGGTTCTTCTAGTTCCTCGATTAATTCTAATATCTCGCTCTCCGGTGTCGTCGTTGTTTTCGTCATTCACATCTCCTAAAGATTGTTCAAATTTTTCAAATAATTCTTCAATAATTCCATCATCTGTTTCTTCAGCGTCATCGCTTTCATCATACAGCTCGTCTTGGTTGTCTCTACACATTATATACTCTAAGTAGTTATTTTTCAAGCTTTCTTTGATATTTGTAGCAACTACAATTTGATGTACAGGTATTTCATATACGTTTTCCTCAGAGAAACTGAATAAAGGAAACAATACGTATGATTCGATTAACACACCATCTCTAGGCAATCGTAACATATTTAAGATTACTGGGTCTGATACACTAATGATGCGTTTGCCTGTCAATTGTTTGCAATCATCTGTTGTTTTGCAGATTATGCTATCGCCAGATGTGAGGCGTAAGAATTTGTAATTTACTTTTTCTTCTTCCATTATAATGATACCTTTACTAATTTATAGTTAAAATGCTCATCATTATAAATTTTTATTCGTTCAATCATATGTAATAATGTATAATTCTTTTTAGATTTCCATGTTAAATCATCTGCAATATCATATAGTTTACACGATGTTTTACTTTCACTTGTTCTTAAACCTCGGCCAATAGATTGTAAATTTCTTACTCTCGATTTTGAAGGTGACGCAAAAATAATATTATGCAGGTTTTTAATATTTATTCCTGTAGAGAAAGTACCATAGCTAGCAACAATAATTGCATCAGTTTCTGTTTCAGTAATTCTACGAATATCTTCACGCTGCTCAGTATCAGTTCCACCATAAACAAAAAACACTTTTCGATTGTCCGCCTTTTCTTTAATCATATCTTTTAAAACTTTGCCATGTTTTTCAACATACTGAAATAATACTAATGTATTGCTCGTTTGTTTTATTGCAAGGTTTCTAATAAATTTATTTCTAGCTTCATGCTGAACTAAAAAATCCATTTCATCTTGATACGATTTTCCTTTTTGTGCCTTTTTAATTTCATCAGAATATTCCAAGATAATATTAAAAATTTCTAAGTCGGCAAGTGTTTTATCGTTAATTAATTTCTTAGTTGTTGTGACTTTATAAACTGGCCCAAACAATCCTTCTAGAACTAATTTATGGGTATGAGTACCATCCAATGTCCCCGTTGTCCCAACTCTGTATGGAGTGGTAGTACATTTATTTAGTATGCTTGTTAATGACTTTGCTTTAAATAAATGAGCTTCGTCACCATAAATTGCTTTAAAATCTACAAAGAACTGTTTGGGCAATTTATAAATTGATTGCCAAGTACTAATGACAATATCATATTCATTAGATTTTTCGTGACCACCATAAATGCGATGGCAATGTTCTGAAGCTTTCCAGCCATTCAAACAAGAATAATCTTGAAAATCCGAATACATCTGTTCAACTAAAGAAGTCGTTGGAACAAGTATTAATTGTCTACGACCAACTCGCTCATGCCATCTGATTAAACAGTAAATGATAAGAGATTTACCCGACCCCGTAGGGGACAATAATAATCTCCTGCCATCTTTAATTGCTTGAAATACCGCATCAAATTGATAATCCCTAATTTGTATAGGTTTACCTTTTGAACCAACATTTAGATCTTCGCAAAACTTTCTAACTATGTCGTAAGTAACTGCATCGTTTTCTTCTACATAATTGGAATAATCAATAACATAATCTCGTTCTTCACAGAATCGTTCTAGGTAACTTTTTAATCCAACATATAATTCTTGTGTGAACATAGAGTAAAGTCTTACTTTACCATCCCACATACGAGATTTATAAAGAGGATGAAACTTAGCACCAGGAACGTCAAAAGAAAAATGATCGTTTAACTCTTGACCTATTGAAGGCTCACATCTTACTTTTAAATATGCTTCGTCTTTTTTCGATAATTCGATATCTGCCATTACATCATGCCGTTGGTAAATTTATTCCATTCAATAGCATTTTTAATATCCCATGTTCTACTATTCAAAGAGCGAATGATTTGTTCTAACTGATACATCACTGTTTTAAAGTATTCGACTTTATCTTGATATATTACAAGATCGTAGTCGACAGTTAGAAACTCATCCATTTCGTTCTTTAATGGTTTATTGCCTTGCCATTGTTCCCACCCTTCGTCTGTTAATTCTGTTTGTGACATTTCGCCGCGATAATAACGATATTTCTTACGGCGACAATTCAAATAATCAGATTCAGCTTTGCGAAGGTTGAGGCGTGTTGAGGTTAGGTAGTTCAAATACTTGGCATGAAGGTTAGGAGTCCTTGCAGACTCTTGGCCAAGATTCATCTCATTAATCCTACAATCCTCTACCCATGATTCTTGTAGATCGGATAATTTCATAATATAATTTACCTATTTAACCAACTTGTATAATTTGCGCAGGATTGCCCTGGAAGTTGAATGAACCGTAGTGGTTCAAGGAGATTGAAGGATCGAGCCAGATTTCTCCGCCGATATCTTGCCAGCGTCTGCTGAATGTGTAGTCCTCAGACAAATAACGCTTGTCTTTAGGATCAATCATTGTATCGAAGAATGCATAGAAGTGAGGGTTCAATTCTGGAGGTGTATTCAAATCGTTGTTGTATTTCAACTCTGGATACTTCTCAATCATCTGGTCGATAACTTCACGCTTAATCATCATGAAGCCTGTAGCTCCATCATGTAAACGAATTAGACCATTCTCAATTGCAATTTGTTTTGCTTCACGATTTAGGAACTTAAAGTTAATTGCGTAATCGCTACCAAATGATGCAATTGCTTTGTCATCGATTGGATCGTTCGTTTGTTTAAGGCTTTCACGAATGCGCTGCCAATTAACGCCCTTCTTAGGGTAAGCGCCGACTGCAACATCTTTGTTGTGTGCAATTAATTTAATAACGTCTTCAACCTGAAATTCAATGTCGGCATCAATAAACATTAAGCGAGTGAAATTGCTTTGTAGAAAATATGCCACAAGAACATTACGTGCTCTTGTAACTAAAGATTCATTTGCAATTGTACCAAACGCGATTGGAATTTGATGTTGATTGCAAAATGTTAGTAACCGAATTGTTGATCGGAAATACGCTTCCGTTAATTGACCGCCGTAGCATGGGGTCGCAATAAAGATTCTTTCTTTACGAAGAGCATCTAGACTGACTTCTAATTTTTTCTCATTAGGAGCAGCTGCGCTAGATTGTTGTCCCGCTTTAGGCAAGTTAGGAACAGGGGGCAAAGCCATAGGCGATACTTTTTTAATTTTTTTATCCATAATAACTCCAAGTTATATTATAAAGGTTCTACTTCGAAAATAGTATATTTGAACGATGCTATCGCTGTAAAATATTCTACGCTTGCTGACGCAATATCAAAATCTAAGGCTTGTAGGGACACAGGGAATAGATTTTTAAATATTATATTTACTTTAGGCGTATTTGTCGAGTCGAGAATAGTCAAAGTACCATCCGAGTATGCCAAAACTTCTTCTTTTCCGCTTGTTTTTGTAACAAACGGGAATCTGCTCGGCCTATTAGTTGTAAATGTTTTGAATTGCGAATAATTGTCAGGAAATCCTAAAGCAATTAACCACCTATACATTTCCAAATAATTGGACATATCCTCAGCTATAATGAAACGAATTGTAAATTCACCAAAATTAATTTTGTCACCTATTGTCGGTACATCGATAAAAGGCGTTGGTTGTGTAGCAAATCCTAATTGTAAGTCAGGGATGTTTGCTGATTGACAGGTAAAAGATGTCTTAGGCATGTCCTTAATACTAAACTTAAATGCGTTCGGTCTTAAGAAATCATTTGTCGTGGGTGTTGAATTTATCCAACTATCTTTTACGACATCAATGTTTGCAGTATAAGCCATCTTTTTCCTTTATGCTATCTATATATTTATATAGCCTGTAGTGTGTGCAAAGATTAAAAAAGGGGGAATTGCTTCCCCCTTTAAATCCGATCTTTGCCGGCTTGATTACATTAGGTTAATAACCTTAGTCTTACGATAATACTGATTGCGGCCTGCTGTAAATCTATCAGCATCTGCATCAGATAAAGAATCGCTAGATGTAACGTATGGGTTAGCAATTAAACCGTAACGTGTCTTGAAGCCAATCTTTGGCTGGAAGCTGTTAGGATCAATTGCACGAACCATTTGTAAAGGAACATATGGGCAGTAGAACATACCTGCGTCATAAGGAGAAGAACCCTTATAACCAACCATGTAGAACTGATTAGCAGCTCCTAGGTTTGCAGAATACGGATCAATGTAAACACGGAAACGACCGTTCAATACACCTGCGAATGTGTTGCCTGTATCATCAACAGTTAGACCTGTGCTCAAAGCTGGAGTGTAGTCTAGAACACCAGACATAGCTAATGCACTTGCAACGTCTGCAGAGCAAACGATGAAGTTACCTTTACCACGACGTGTGTCTTGTGCAATGTGGTTAGCATCACGTTCAATGTTGAACAATAGACCTTTGAAACGCTCTACAGACCAACGACCATTAGAATCAACGTCTAAGTCGAATGTGCCGGCAGTTGCTGTTGCTGGAGAACCGTTCTTTGCAACTTTGTAAATTGTACGAACAACTTCGCGATTAATTTCAAACATAAACTCTTGTGACAAGATGTTTGATAATTCTGCTTCTGCGTCAAGACCGTGAATTGCTTTCAAGTCTTGTGCCAATTCAACTGTATATTCAGCTTTCAGTGCACGAGATTTTGCAGTAACTGTTGTTTTGTCAATAGAGAAAGACATTTCGCCGAAAGTATCTTGACCTTCCATTGAACCTGTTGTTGTAGCGTTACCAGTGTTGTATGTTCCAAATACTGGGTTATTGCCTGTTGCGTCTTGCATAGAGCTAGAGAAAGAAGTATTTGCCTCATTGTACAATGCTTCTTTTCTTGTCGATGTGTTGTTACGCTCTGAACCATATATAGAACGCATTGCAAAGATCAAGCCTGTTGGACCTGTCATTGGCTGTACACCGCAAATGTCATATGCCATTAGGTTAGGCATTGCACGACGTACTAAACCGATCATGATCGGGTCATACTTGTCAATACCGCTAGTAGCAGAAATGTTGTTTGTTGGAGCTGCCTCAAACAATGCATTACGCTCTTCACGTAATGAACGCTCTTGGTTCTCTAACAATACAGACGTTACTTGACGTTTGTAGCTGTCTTTAATTGGAGGAAGGTCTGGGTGATCCAGAATTGCTTCCCATTTCTTTTGGTAGTTTTCGGATAAAAACATTTATGTCTCCTTGTTGTGACTGTTTTAAATAACTTTTACTTATTTATAAGTTATTGTCTTTTGATTGTTCTCGATAAGGCATTTGCATAAGCTGAAACAACATCGTTGCTTTGCGTGAAGCTAGCTGGCGTGTCAGTCTCCTCTGTTAGCGCTTGCTTGGCTGTCTCTTTAATTACAGCGTCGCGTGGAAAATAATTTTCCTTAATAACAGAAACTTTTTCTTTGTAGATTTCTTCATTCTCGAAATCGACACCTTCTAAAAGTTTTGTCAATTTATTTACTTCAGTATCTGCCAAATCCTTAGCCATTTCCTTAATAATAAGTTTGCGCTTTAGTTCTGTTACTGAAGTATTTAAGCCAACATTGTTTTCTACTTGACCATTTAGGCTTTCTTCCAACTCTGTTACCTTAGCTTGTAATTCACCTATTACATCATATTTTTCCTCAGGCACTTCAATATAGTGTTCTTTGAAGAGCGCCTTAAGACCTGTCATAAAGTCTTCAGCGATTTCACCGCGAAGACCATTTTCTACTGCCAATTTATTTTCTTCTATGTAATTTTCAACTACATAGTTAAGATATGCATCTACTTTTTCAACAATGCTTTCCTTATACTCAAGGAATTCTTCAGCATATTTTTCTTCAAGTGATGCTGCAACTTTTTCCATTTCATTATTAACGCGAGCAATAACTGCTGCTTCAAAAATGGATGTTGCTTTTTGTCTAAAATCTTCTGAAAGTTCTTCGCCAAAGATTGGAGAAAGATCGATAGGTTCAACTATTGATTCTTCTGTAGTCTCTTCTTCAGACACAACTTCTGCAGATTCATCAGTTTCTTCATCTTCATGAATACCCGTGTTCTGTGGGATAGTTGAAAGATCTTTTACTGTTGTGAAGTTAGGTGCATCGCCGACCGGACCCTTCATTGCAATAGTATTTTTAGAAATACCCTTTGCAGTAATAGCTCCTTGGTTTACATCTTTCTCTTCACGATCTTCGTGACTTGCAGATTCCGAATCACCCTGTTTAGGGTTTGCTGTGTCGCCAGAATTGGCGGGCTTGATTGTGGAATCTTTTCCGCTAGTTGGAACCATTGGTCCTGCGCCCTCATTAACTTCCTGCGAAGTCTTAACAGAAACGCGTTCTAGCAATTCCTTAACTTTACTTTCTACTGACATTAGAGTCTCCTAAATGTATGAA